GTTAAAGAATATAGATAAATATCATGAATTTCTGTCATTGCTGGCTCACGAACTGAAACCGAAGCATCAGTAGTACCCATCCAACGAGAAAATCGTTCTATATTAGGGTCTACAAACGTAGTAACTAAAGCTTCAGGAGGATTAGGATCATTTGTTCCACCAGCCATACCCATAACATATGCCCAAGAAGGCTCTATTTGAGCATCATCTACAAGAAAAGTAATGTTCTGTGTCGTATTCGTGACCACATAAAAGGATAAAGTAGCATTATCAGTAGTTATTTTATGATTAACAGCAACCCGCCCTGTCCAATCATTAGCCATAGTAATAACAGGACTATCACTAAACGTAGTCCCACCATCACTGGTAGCCCGTCCAATAACTGTCCCGCCACCACTTCGCCTCACATACGCCGAACATGAATAAAAACCACGAGGTAATCCAGTAACACTATAATATGCACCCTCATAAGCTGCAGCATTAGCAGATACGCAACGCATACTATACGTACCAGTACGAGGTGTAGTGGTCTGACGAGTCATTGTTGAACCACTCGCTGTCCACCCAGTAGGAGGAGTACCAACTTCCATGCTAGGATTAGTGACTAAATTCAAAGCGGGTAGTAAAGGACTCTCTAAATTGATTAAATCTTCAGCCGTATTGGCAGAAGCTAAAGTAACATTAATAGGAATAAATTTAGAGAGCGTACCGACAGACTCACGAACCGTCCTAAATTCATGCTCTGAAAATCGATATTCAAATCCTCGGTCTATAGGCATATTATTACTCCGTCATTAACGTTACTATACGTCAGGAATTATTCTAGAAACAGATATGTCTCTACCCCAAATAGCACCAATTATTCTTCCATTCATAGATTGATCAGAACGAATTACCGAAATAGAGCCAGTTATTTGTATACCTTCTTCTGTATAACCAGTTCCGGCAGGAACTAACATAGAAGTTCCATCTGTAGTAGCCGTTCCACCAAAATTAATATATAAATCAGCTTTATCTACTATCAAAGTTATTTTATTAGCTTCGGTCATAAAACTAGAAACAGTCAAAACCGTCTCTGCACTAGAACTAGATGTAGTAAACGAAAAAGGCTTAAAAGCATCATAAGGCTGAAGTAATTCTATTGAAGAACGTAAAACAGCCACTATCTACCCCAAATAGAACCACGAATACGTCCATTCGTAGTTCCTGCCCTCATAACAGATATAATACCTGTGATTTTAATATCTTCTTCCGTATATCCTGTCCCGGCTGGAACCAACATAGAAGTGCCATCACTAGTAGCTGCTCCACCAAAATTAATATATAAATCACCTAACTCAACTACAAAAGTGACTCTATTAGCTTCTTCCATAATCGTAGATACCGTAAGAACAGTAGAAGCATTAGCATCGGACGTAGTTGCAGTAAAACCTCTAAAATTAGGTAAAGGCTGTTCTAACTCAATCTGAGTTCTAAGTGCTGATGTCGTCATTCTCTTTTCCTGCTAACCTTTCTAGAGTCTGAGCATCCACATAGAACAGCTTTGGCTCACCTATATGTGGATGCTTATAGGCAACTATAGGTGCTTTATGAGAGCCAAAATGAACTACACCAAAATCAAATTTTCCAATCTGATTATTAGCAGTACGAACCATAAACCAAGTGATTAATCTATCTAAAAAATTCACTTAGTCCCCCACTACGTCAAATACACCTAACTGCTTACCGATTATAGCCCACTCGGTAGGCTTAATTTTGCCATCCCCCATAGCTGAAATAATGGTTTTTATCAATTCATCACGATTTTCAACCTTTTTCAACCGCTTAAGAATTGCCTTACCTAACTTGATAGCCGTAAGTATCTCAAACATACCTTCTGCCTCTCCCAAAAATAGATTCCATAACATCAAAAAAGGGTAGCCAAACTCGACTACCCTTTCTTATTGATATAAAGACAATAGTCGAGCTGACTCGTACTACTAAACCACGCTAAATTGTAAAACTAATAACCGACTGCCATGATTCTTATCTTGGCACCAGTTATATTCACGCCAGTAGCAACAATGCTTGGTCCCACTGAAGACAAATCTGCTGGCCCCAAATGATGGGTAGATATTGTCTCTTGAGTATAGTTATATACAGGGAAATATCCTGTATCAGCAGCAGTCACAGACTGTGCCGCTGTTTGAGAAGCCCCTCCCGTATTACTGAGAGAGAATCCGCTCATCATAACGATGTCAAAGCCTTTAAGGCCCAGAGCAGATGGAGCATAAGCATCTCCCACCGCTGTGACGGTGCTCGTGCCAGTAGCTTCTATATCCGCAGTAACAACTCTCTTGTTACCAAAAACGGTTTGATGAATTATAGTCGTTGTCCACGTAACAGCCATATCATTCTCCTCTTACTGGATACCACCAATCCCGCCCTCAGAGGTCACCCTCTTACTTCCAGCAAGAAAAATTTAGTAATTAAGATTGAATAGCCACGGAGAAAGAGTGATAAATCACCCTCCTCTCCGTGACTAGAATTGGCGACTAACCTAAACTAAGCGTTCAAGTCAGTAATTTTGGCATGTGCGTCCAAACGCAAAGACCGTAATTCACCAATGGTGTAGAACAATCCACGAAGGACGAATGCATTAGCCTGGAAGAAGTCTCGGTTGTCGATATACTGCGTAGGAGCAGCAATAGCGAGTTCCAAGTACCGTGTATCCATGACATATACATTGCTACCAAGATTGGCATCGGCAGCAGTGAAGGAACCCTGGCAATCAGGATCCACTATTACTGGGATACCCCTATAAGTAGCCACCTGGAAGCCAGCGTGTGAACCTGGGAGGGTGGACTCGTCGCCTACTTTGACAACGAACTCGCCCCAGTCCAGATACCGTTGCTGAGCTTGCAGCAGTGAAGAGAGCCGATCAAACTGGTCATAACCCATCAGGATTACGTCAGGATCAGCACCATTTACACGGACTTCACGAATGGCTTGGTCTAGAAGAGACAAAGTCAAGTTCCGACCAGTACCACTATTGCCCAAAACCGTAGCAGCAGCAACGTGTCCACCAGCAGCACGGGTAGCCTGATTATAGACATCCACGCCAGTAGTAACAGTTACGCCAGCCACAACACGGGCATCTTGTTCGACAATGTCGTCAAGAGAAGTAAAGCCAGCACGGCTCTTCACATATACAATCTCGCCATCAGTCAGAGATCCACCACCAGTCCAGGTAGCATCACTCTGAGCATCAAGACCAGAGTACGTAAGAGCGGTATCACCGATGGTAGTGCCACCGAAGGTGTCACCAACACGAAGGGTGTTACCGGCTGAAATAATCTCACCAGTACCCGAAGCACCAGAAGTATTGGAGATGGTCATCGAGCGAAGCAGGAGTTCCTGGTTCAACTCTTTAATGTGGTCCCTAGCAGCAGCTTCCTGCTCAACTGCCAGGTTGTCCCCCATACCACCTTCCAGACCGCTCATGATCTGGGATTTGAGTGAGACACCGAAGTCCGTAGCTACGATACGTGGAGCAGAGTCCACGTTGACGTAGTTGGACACGTCAACGGTAGGCAGAGAACCAGTTTCGGTTACGGGACGGGAACGGCTATCGCCCCTGTCAGATCGCAAACGCCAACCAGTTGTTGGCCCCCATTGAACCTTCCGAAGAATGTTCCAAAATCTCGTCTGGTTATTCAAAGCGTCCCAGACTTTACGTCCGTAAGTCGCCGTGAACACATCTGATACCTGTAAGTAAGTTTGCTTAGCAAAATACCCAGGCGGCATCAGCGAGCTACGCAGATTTCTCTCCGCAGACGATATGTACTGCGCTATACTAAGATTGTCAGCCATTAGTTAGACCTCCCTTGTGAAGGTCGTGGATAGTAATACAGTGTCTGAGGGGTCAATTCCCCAGTCTGGTTACGCATCCCATTGACCAATTTGAAATGACCTCTAAGGTCACTAACATCCGTCTGTCTTACAATCTGCTCGATACCGTCGATAAATTCATCACCACGAGCTTCTTCATCAGACTTCTGGAACGAATCCCCTTCCACACCAATACGCTGGTCAGGCATCTCAGTGGGAGTAGGAACGCCAAATTGCGAACTCTCTTGAGAATAAATGTCGGTGCGAGTCGCCATGTCACCGTGAGAAGGATTCAAGTTAAAACTCTTCAGCCCCTTACGGATACCATCTTTGACATCTTTCGACACAGACTTTTTGAGAGTATTAATCTCACCAGCAAGTGCAGCGTACTGCTGCTTGTCCTGTTGGCGAGAACTCAGCAATCCCTTGATGTCTTTTAGAAGACCGTTGATGCCGTCAGCACTACGAGCCATGTACTGCTCTTCAATTCCTTCCATATTTTCATCTTCTTCGTCTTCGTATTCGTCTTCTTCTTCTTCGACATCTTCGACATCGTCTTCCAGATTATTTCCATTCATGGAACCATCGTCCATGTCATCTTCTTCATCATGACCATCTTTCTCTAGGCCCGATGGAGTCTGTCGAGAATCACCGGGATAATTATATCCCCCGGCTCCATGCATGCCGTCAGACCGTGGTCCACCAGCCTGCACACTTTGTCCATCCACCATGTGCTTGGCGAAGTCTCGCAACATCGCTTCAAATTCACTCTTATGAATGTACGGGTCTGTTCCCTGAGAGCCAGCTTTGGTAGACTTCGTTCCCTGCGAACCATGCTGGGAACGTCCTACCGTATCACCGCCACTCAGAGGTTCCAATTTGCCTACCCAATCATCTGGCAATGCTTTCTGGGTAGCATCTTCGCCACGAACATGAGGAGGATAATTCACCCCATATTCCTTAACGATATACTCCCGCAGTGCCTTCAAGATGGGCAGAAGCTCTGAAGTATTGGAAGCCATACGTTTGCCCCTCCTATTAGGACTTATATCCAGAATACTCGAAAAAATTAAAGATGTCTATATTTTAACCAAAAAATTGCAATAATTAAAATTTATTTTGGACGTAAACTTGAATCAAACTCTAATTGCTTATCTTCATAACATTCAGGGCATAACATTGGATCAGGTTTTTGTATTATATGTGTAATATATGACTTAGGATTCATAGGAGTAACACACAAAGTCACTTCATAAATCTCTAAATCAGTCACTTCAGTCCAACATTTACCATGTTCACAAATAGTTTTCTTCTCTTTAGCGTTCCCAGCTATGGAAAAACCACGCATACTACCTTTTAATACTTCTGCCATAGCTTTTTTAGAAACTTCTAAGTCAGTTCTGAAGGCAGCAACTACAAATAATCCTTCAGGAACTACTTCAGTTCGCCATTCTTTCCCATTAGCATCCACAAATTTCTTTAAAATCTGCCCAACTTGAATCCCAGAGTGGAAAATATTCATATTAGCGAATTCTTTTCGCTTTAAAAACTCATCCATCGCCCTACGCATCCCTTCAATGCCTAAACGATGGCCTTCACGGTCAACAATATAGTAATTACCCCAACCTGCTACTACTAAAGTACGTCCAGTATCCATTTTTTGAATAGAATTAGCAGTTAAAACTCTAAAAGCGTCATTTTCGCCTAAAGATTGAGGTGTATCATTAGTTTTTAAGAAATGTGATTGTAAATCCTGCGAAAGCATCGAAAGATTTGTATATTGCTCTGCAGCATTATCATTAATACTCTTTAAACGATGATCTTCATCTATAAAACGCCGTCTAACAATCTCATGCTCTGGTTTCTCAGTCACCTCAGTAGGACTATACCGCTCATCGTCCTCAGCAATCACATAACTACTGGCATAATCTTCCCCAATAGGCTGTTGATGCATTGGAATATCATGTTCTTGGTCTGAAGCTCGTTGTTCAGCATCATCTTCCTCCGAATCTCCAGGCTTATGGCGTTCTACTGTCCTCGGAGGACGAGTTTTATCATCTTGAGGATAAGGAAGCTGCGAAACTCCTTCATACGAACCCGCATCCATACTATCTTTACTTAAAGAACTTTTATCAAGCCCTTCTTGTCCACTAGAAGTGCGTTTACGAGCAACCCGTCCATGTGTATCTGTATGAACAGCATCCCCACCACTGCCAGCAACACTTAAAGCCGTTCCACCACCAAAACTACCACTAGTTCCGACACCTCCACCACCTCCACCATCACCCCCACCTTCTTTAGAAACATGAAGATTACGTACATCACGATTAATAGGCTTTAAATCAGAATCATAATAAGACCTTAAATCATCTTCTGTGGTTCGATACGAGACATATTTAGAAGCAACCCTTGTGCCCCTTCCATCACCCCCGCCTTCACCGCCTTCTTTACGCAAATCTCGATTTATAGGAGTTAAATCAGAATCATAATCTTCAGGTCGAGGCTCAGACTGCCGTCTAATTGGCAATAATTCTAATGGGTCTAAAGGTGCAATCATAGTAGCACTACCGTCGCCACCACCTTCAACACCTTCACCGCCAGCACCACCAGAAGCTTTAGTATTTATATTAACTCCATCCGTTTCCTCTGGAGAAATATCAATTACTGCACCTGAACTAAATGCTTGAGTCCCCGTACCAGTTTCGGCACTGGAAAGAGCTTCTCTGCCATCTTCATCTGGATCAATAGGTTTTTGAGCCTCTTTCTCAGGATTAGCATAAG